AGCACTCGGTGCTTATGCAACCACAGGTCAAATCATTCCAGGTATATTCTAATGAGTAACATAGCAATTTGGCAGAGAGCCAACGGAAGGTTTGCAATGGTTGCTTTTTGGGCAATCGTAGGTGCTTATACCCATTTCAAATACTTCACATAACTAAATATCTACTCGTAGGAAATTTACAAATGAGCGACTTCGTAGCCGCATCAGACAGTATATCCCCACTATTAGCAGTCCTCTGGGTTTTTTATCCCATGGCTGCTTTGGTGTTGTTAGAACTTATTCTAAGAGCCTTCAGCAATAATGATGACGATGATGATGATCGTGGGAAGGGTATTAGGATAGCACAACCAGTTTATGTTCCTAATGGAGCATAGGTATAAATACCTGTGAGTATTTTTACCCATCATGTATCAAATATTATTTCTCGTCACTCTAGTTGCATACACCTATTCAAATGTTGGGCAGTACGTTTTTCAGTAGTATAGTTTTACAAATTCCTCCAGCAACCCACGGGTTGTTGGAGTTTGCTTTTTTCTGTGGTATTGGGGTTGCAGGTTCCTCAATGCATGTGCTATAATATAAATCGAAAGACCAATATGTATGAAGTACAGTGAAGATGAAATCTTGAAAGAGATTTCAGATTACATCAGTGGAACATATAGAGGTCATTACTCCGTTGGAAACGTACAGACTCTTGATCTTATTGATTCTGTAGGTGATGCTGAAGCATTTTGTAGGAGTAATGTTCTAAAGTATGCATCACGATATGACAGAAAGGGTTCAGCACGTAAGGATATCATCAAGATAATCCATTATGGTATGCTACTCTTACATTTTTCAGACAAGCGTTCGGCAGCAGACCAACGACAAGCTGGCAATCCTACCGCTTTTGCAGTAGACTATGACAAATAACATTTACAATGAAACTGCGACCTGCTATGAAATTATCTGACAAGACCCTAAAGGTTCTTCAAAACTTTACAACGATCAATCAATCGTTATCTTTTAGGGAGGGTAGAAAGTTACGTACAATGTCTCCCATGAAGAATGTATTAGCGGAGGCAGAGATAGAAGAATATATTCCTAAGGATTTTGCTATCTATGATCTACCACAGTTTCTCAATACACTAGCACTGTATAGAGATCCAGAAGTAGATGTGTCTACCAATCCAAACTTTGCTAACATCAAGGCAGGTGCACATCAGAGATCAAAGTATTTCTTCTCCGATCCTAGTGTCATCATTGCTCCACCTGAGAAGGAGATGAAACTTCCTAGTGAGGATGTTACATTTGTATTGGATGAAGATAAACTTACTAAGATATTGAAGTCTGCATCTATTCTAAACTTACCAGACTTATCTGTTGTAGGTGCTGATGGTGTAGTCAGGTTGGTAGTGAGTGATCGTAAGAACGATACTTCTAACGAGTCTGCTGTTGTAGTAAACCAGACTGATAAGAACTTCTCATTCAACTTCAAGATAGAGAACATCAAGTTAGTACCTGGTACATACTCAGTCTCTATTAGTAGTAAGAACTTGGCAAGATTTTATAGTGAGACATATCAACTAACTTACTTTATTGCTTTGGAACCTGATTCGAGTTATGAGTGAAGAAGAACAAAAACCTGAAGTACGTGTCAATAAGAACGTACTTGATGAGGTATTGAAGAAGTATAAGAAGATAAAAAAGTATCATAAATCAAACCTCTTCCAAATCAAGAAATTAGATGAGTGACTTTATATGGGTTGAAAAATACAGACCCAAAACCATTGATGATTGTATACTCCCTGAGTCTATCAAAAAGACTTTTAGGGAGTTTTTATCTCAAGGAGAGATACCTAATCTCCTCCTTGCAGGACCACCTGGTATTGGTAAGACTACAGTTGCTAAATGTTTATGTGAGCAACTAGGAGCAGACTATTATGTTATCAATGGTTCTGACGAAGGTAGGTTCTTGGATACAGTTCGTAACCAAGCGAAGAACTTCGCATCTACAGTCTCTCTTACGAGCGAGTCAAAGCATAAAGTCATCATCATTGACGAAGCAGACAATACCACTTCCGACGTACAACTCCTCCTTAGAGCGAATATTGAGACCTTCTACAAAAACTGTAGATTTATATTCACTTGTAACTACAAGAATAAAATCATCGAACCACTCCATAGTCGGTGCTCTGTTATTGACTTTAGTATTGGTGGATCGGATAAACAATCAATCGCAGCAGCATTCTTCACAAGAGTGAATGAGATACTTGATAAGGAAAACGTAAAGAGTGATAAGAAAGTTACAGCACAGTTGATACATAAACACTTTCCTGATTGGAGAAGAGTACTAAATGAATGTCAGAGATATTCTGCAAGTGGAACAATAGATACAGGTATACTTGTAAACAGTAATGTAAATGTAAAAGATTTAGTAGCATATCTCAAGCATAAAGAGTTCCAGAATGTCAGGAAATGGATAGTTCAGAACCTAGATAATGATTCTAATGCTATACTAAGGAAGGTTTATGATTCAATATATGAATGCATGAAACCTAAATCAATACCAGAAGCAGTTCTAATTATTGCGAAATACCAATATCAATCTGCTTTTGTTGCTGACCAAGAGATAAATCTCTTAGCAGCACTAACTGAGATTATGTGTAACTGTGAGTTCAAATGAGCTTTGAAGAATGGTTAGGTGATTATGAGATACCTTCCAAGGTAAAAACTAAATGGTGTCCTGAATGTCAGATAGTTTTACCAGCACAGTATTTTCATTACAACCGAGTTGCTGTAGACAGACTTGCAAAAATTTGTAAGAAATGTCAAAAGGAAAATTCACTCACAGTTGCATCACTCAGACAACTGCACCCTAAACATGATTCTTGTGATATCTGTGGAGCAACAGATAGAAAATTGCTTTTGGATCATGACCATGATACTAAAAAATTTAGAGGATGGTTATGTCTCAAATGCAATACTGCTATCGGATACTTCTATGAAGATATCAATCTCATGAATAAGGCAATCAATTATGTAAAAGAATGTAACCCACAAACTCGCTATGAGAACTCAAAATAAAGAAAATTATTACTACTTCTTCTGGATAGTAGCAATGGTTGCTTTTATAGTACCTCAAGTTGTTACTGCTTATGCATACACTAAACTTGCAGATTACCTAAGTAAACCAGTACAAGTGGAGGTACTACCTAAATGATTTTTTTATCATGTCCACCAGTTTATCATTTACCTGGCACATGGACTAAATGTAAAGATGCTATTATTCCTCATGGAAATTTAGATCCTAAGTATGGATTAATTGTCTTCTTAGTTTTATCTTTATTATTCTTAGTGGGGTATGGATTATACCTTACATTTGGACCAGGTAAAGTAGATTTGAAAGATCAAATAGATGAACATGCAAAGATGCATGAACTAGGTATTGCTCATGGACATGAAGATAAAAAGTATTTTGTAACTACAAAAGAAAAATATAATCCAAGACATAACCACAATGAGTAAATGTTTAGTAACAGGTGGAGCAGGTTTTATTGGATCACATGTGGTCAGTAAACTAATCCACAACAACCATGAAGTAGTTGTTATTGACAACGAATCAGCTGAAGCAAATGAAGCATTCAATTGGTATGATGATGACGCAGATAATCACGTTGTTGACATTCGTGATTTTGATAGTTGTCTCCCATTATTTGACGGGGTAGAATATGTCTTTCACTTAGCAGCACGTAGCAGAATTCAACTTGCTATGCAGAATCCTATGGAGTGTTTGGAAACAAATTACATAGGAACGTATAATATGCTAGAATGTGCAAGACGAGTAGGTGCTAAGAGGTTTATCAATTCTTCTACATCTTCTTCTTATGGTTTAGTAAATGAACCACCATTAGAAGAAACAATGAAGACTGATTGCCTCAATCATTACTCTGCAAGTAAAGTCGGAGCAGAAACTCTATGTCAAATGTACAACAATTTGTATGGTCTCAGGACTATCACCTTGAGGTACTTCAATGTTTACGGTCCTCGTCAACCTTTGAAAGGTCAGTATGCACCAGTCATAGGACTCTTCGAGGAGCAAGCAAAACGAGGTGAACCATTAACTATAGTAGGAGATGGTGAACAACGCAGAGATTACACTCATGTTTATGATGTTGCACAAGCAAACATCAATGCTATGATGACAAACTATAGTGGTATAGTTGTCAACATAGGAACAGGTACAAACTATTCAGTCAATCAAGTTGCGTCTTACATCTCTGACAATATTGTATACATTCCTGAACGTCCTGGTGAAGCGAGGGAAACTCTTGCTAATATAGAGAGAGCAATAACATTGCTTGACTGGGAACCTAAAATTACCTTGGAGGATTATTTTGATCCCAATACCTATCTTTGAACTATTAATTCTTTTACTTTCTTTATTATGGTTAAACATATTTCTTTGGAACTCAGGGGTTTATTCTAATGAAAAACCTAAAGACTCCTCTAAGATATCCAGGCGGAAAAAGTAGAGCGATAACAAAAATGAGTCAGGCACTGCCTGATCTATCGCAGTATACAGAATTCAGAGAACCCTTTTTAGGAGGTGGTTCTGTTGCTCTGTGGGTTACCAAACAATACCCTGATCTTTTGATATGGGTGAATGATTTGTATGAACCACTGTATAACTTTTGGTCACAATTACAGATCGATGGTCAAGGTCTAGAGACTAAATTATTAGAACTAAAAGCAAAGAACAATGATCACGATACCGCCAAAGAACTTTTTATCCAAAGTAAAGAAGAGGTTGACGATAGATCATTATCCGATCATGACCGTGCAATCGCTTTTTATATTATCAATAAGTGTTCTTTTTCTGGTCTCACTGAGGCATCTTCCTTCTCAAAACAAGCCTCAGACTCCAACTTCTCCGTTCGAGGAATTGAAAAACTTAGCGGATACCAATCCATCATCAAGCATTGGAAGATCACAAATCACTCCTACGAATCCTTATTGAGTTCAAATGATAGTGTTGGGGATAAGTCATTCATATACTTAGACCCACCGTATGAGATAGGATCGCATCTTTATGGTAAGAAGGGTGATCTACACAAGTACTTCAGTCATAAAGAATTTGCTGAGAAGTGTGATGGATTCAACCATGATGCTATGGTAAGTTACAACTCATCTCAATTGATTAAGGATCGTTTCAAAGATTGGAAGGCTATTGAATATGAGCATACATACACAATGAGATCTACTGCTACTTATACTAAGGCACAGAAAGGTCGTAAAGAATTGGTATTGCTAAATTATGATTGACCTAACAGACATCTGTTGTAGAATGATTACTACAGATGGAGTACCAGTTACTTTAGAAGAAAGAATTTGGATGACCGAATTCGTTTCCAAAGATAAGAAAGCAAAAGATTTTGCAGAATCCATCCTCCAAACAAAGTTCCACTCATGAGAAAACAACTAATCAATGCAATGAAGGCACATGCTACTGGAGAGATCCAAAAGCATCTTGCTAACGTAGAAGTTTATCTGTCTAACCCTGCTGGTATCGGAGAGCATTCTGATATTACTGAGGCAATAGGAATAGAGTTAGATAAGATAGCAAGGTATGATGACCAATTGGAAGTCATTAAAAAATATGTAAAGGATTCTCATGACTGAAAAATCTTATGATGATTCTAATTGGAGAGAAGAGTATAAAGCTTACTGCAATCATAAACCACACTTAGAATTGTTAGAGAACGGACCTAAGAGTTTATCTCAAGCATGGATACTACAAGCATTGTATGGTAAGTGGAAAAAAATTAAGGGTATCAAAGATCCAGAACCTTTGAATTTGCAGTCATCATTCTTAGAATGGAATTCTCATGTGGAGTCTGATACATGAGTGAAGATCCCCATATCAATGATCTCTATGAAGATATGGATCGTTTGAATAGTTTGTACGAAGAACTCATGTGGGAACATGACATTCCTTTAGAATTTATTCCTGATTATGAACACAATAGAATCATCATCCAACCAAAAAATAGAGGATTGGATATTAGACTTTCTAAGTCAACCTAATTCTGCTTTTGATAATTTACCACCATGCCCTTATGCTAAGAAGGCATGGTTAGATGGTAACGTTGAAGTAAAAGAATTTGTTTCTTTTGCAGAGATGAGAAAGGATCTTGATGGATGGAATAAGGAAGTTATAATATATCTGTTTCAATATACTACTTTACCTAGATGTACTGAGTTACAAATTCTAGCATCTAAGTTCAATGAAGAGTTTCCTGATTTTCTATTTCTTGAAGAGTCTCCAGATTTAGTAGAAGATGTTGGTGGTGTTATAGTCAATCAAGGTGAGTTATGTATGATGTTAGTTCAAAAAAGAAAACCATTAGAAGAAGCAAGAGAAGAATTGATGAAGACAGGATACTATGACAACTGGACAGAAGATATGAAAGAACGTATAATGGATAGATGACACTCAAAGATCATCTAGGTCCAAAGAAAGATTGGACTAAAGAACAATGGTTACAACATGCTCATATACATGTGCATAATCCTTGGATATCTGATGAAGATCGTCAGTATTGGCGAGATAAAATTATTGAACTTACATGACTAAATTATGGAGGATATGGAAGTATGCACTGGGTAGTTTCGATGATGAAAAGACTAGACGCTACGACAACCACATTGTTATCGTACGTAGTATTATTTTCATTTCTTATCTCATTACTAATTGTTTTATTATTGCAGGGGTGATCCGACATTGGAATTAAAAGACTGGCTCAATACTATCAACAGTTCTAAGAAGAATCTTATTGATGAAGATCCTCTTATAGAATCTAAGTACCCTGCATTCATTGTCAACAAATGTATGGCAGGTCATCTTGATGCAGTCATGTTTGCTAATGAGATGAATCTAAATCCCAATCTAGACAAGAAGTTACAGTATGACTTTTATCTAAATACATTGAGATCCAAGAAGAGATTTTCTCCTTGGGTAAGAAAAGATGAATTGAAAAACCTTGAATTGGTTAAATCATACTATGGTTATAGTACAGAAAAAGCCAAGCAAGCCCTACCTCTTCTCACAGATAAACAACTAACATTCATTAGTAAAAAACTTGATACTGGAGGATTGAGATGAGTGTGATTGAACCAGAATACCAGTGGTCACCAGAGAAAATGATAGAGGTGACACTATCGGAACCAGATGATTTCCTAAAAGTTAGAGAAACTCTCACAAGAATTGGAGTAGCATCTAGAAAAGAAAAGAAGTTATATCAGTCCTGTCATATTTTACATAAGCAAGGAAGGTACTATATTGTACACTTCAAGGAATTGTTTGCTCTTGATGGTAAGAAGGCTAATCTTTCTATCAATGATGTTCAAAGAAGAAATAGAATCACTCAACTTTTATCTGATTGGGGTCTTATAACAATTGTAGATTCTAATGCTGCAACTGACATAGCACCTCTCAACCAGATAAAGGTTATTGCTTACAAGGATAAAAACAATTGGACTCTTGAGACCAAGTATAATATTGGTAAGAAGAAGGCACCCGAACCTACAGCAGAGTAACAACCGAACCAGTTATAGTAAGTGATCTTGTATAATTAGTAGTGTACGCCTTCGGGGTACATTCAATAGACGCTCAAAGAGGTCACTATGTTTAACGATGCTAACGCTATTACTTTTACCGTGCCTGAAACTCAGGACTACTTGGCAAAAGTAAGAAAAAATATGATCGGGTTTGATGACTGGTTCACAACCTTCGATCAACACTTTGCAAGTACACATAACTATCCACCTTACAATACAGTAAAGGTTTCTAACCATGAGTATAGGGTTGAGGTAGCACTTGCAGGATTCAAAAAAGAAGATCTAAAAGTCTACACACAAGAAGGAAGACTTATCATTGAAGGTAAGAAAGGTGATGGTGTAGAACAAGATTA